TGCTCATGGTCGAATCGAATACCTAGACGGCGCAGTATTTTGGATTATACAACCAGCCTCAGAGGAATACGCAATACTTGCCAAAGAAATCCATAGTCAAGATGGTTACTGTATAAAAATTGGTGAGGGAATACGACTAGAAAAAAAACGGAGCATCTTAGGTTTTCGTGCAGATGAATTGCAGGAATAGCTCCATGCAAAGTAAGTTTAAATTAAAGCCTATCTATCAAGCCCGAGTAAAAAACTTATTCAAAAAGCCCAAGCAAAAGAAAAAAAACAAGGCTCTATTAGATAAAATGCACGATGAATGGTTCTTTAAGCTTGAGCCTGAATATTTTGTAGCCATGAATAAAGAGTGGAACGAGCGTAACCTAAAAATTGAAATAGTAATGCAAGCTGACTATGACGACTGGCTAAACTATTTTAAAACAATGCCTGTAAGTCATTTAAAGATTCTGGCATCAACAAGCCAAGAGTTTTTATCATCTGAGGCTTATGCCGCACTTAGCCGCTGGCACGATATTATTGGCCACCCACACCGAATAGATAAAATACATCAGTCGGGCCTTACAAAGCAAAAAGCAAATAAAGAGTTTAAGTCAATCACTCAGCTGGCGCAATCTAACGACCGCATGGGCGTTCTTAAAGCTACACGCGACAAAATAGCCGAGAAGCTAGACAAAGGCGCAGGCTCGCGCGATACGGCGCTCCTGACGCGCGAAATGACTGAGATCATGACACAGATTGCTGATTACGAAAAACGGCTTGGTCCTAAAAAAACAACCTTACTTGGCAAACTACTAAACGAAAGGCTGGAGCATGTTGGCAAACGGCCGACATATAACGGAAATGGCGCGCGGCATACTTCTTTTAAATCAAGAGTAACAATAAAGGATTTAGAATAGTGGTTAAAAGATATGGCAATCAAAAGCCCCGGCTCGATTACTACAAGGATGGAGATATTTGGCTGGCCGACAAAACAATTCGACTAGTTGAGCATTATGGTATCAAACTACTGCCTTGGCAAAAGAATGAATTATATCGCTGGATGGCTGTGGAGCAGGACGAGGATGGAAATTGGAAGTGGGTCAACACTGACTGTGGCCTGCTAGTGCCTAGACAAAACGGTAAATCAGAACTTATGATTGCCAGAATTATCGGCGGCATGATATTTCTTGGCGAAGCTCTTATTTACACAGCGCACTCTGACAATACGGTTTCAGAAATTAAAAGGCGTGTACTTCGCTTTTTTTATGATGCCGAGACTGAAATACGAGACATGCTTACAGATGAGTTCGATAAAGAGCCAAAAAGCCTTGACTACGTTGAGCTTAGGAATTACTCGAGGTGCGTATTTAGAACCAGAACAAGAACTAATGGTCTGGGTTCTACAAACGATGTATTGCTGCTTGATGAAGATCAGGAAGAAAGCGATGCTGAACAAGAAGCTTTACTCCCTACTATCTCGGCTGGTAAAAATAACAACCACCAAACTATCCGGGCCGGGACTCCACCAAGTGGCGGCGGCAAAGGTACTGTATTTATGAGAATTCGTAAATCAGTGATTGAGCGCAAAGCCCCAGACATTTGCTGGCAAGAATGGTCTGTAGAGAATATATGCGATCCATTTGATGAAGATGCGTGGTACGACACTAATCCAAGCCTCGGTTACTTCTTGATGTTTTCTGCGGTAAAGGGAGAAGCACAAAAAATGGCTGTCGACAGTTTCAATAAGATGCGTCTTGGCTGGATTGCTGGTGTAGAAAGCCTGCGCGCTATTTCGGATGAGATGTGGACTCCGCTGGGCGTTCCTAAAGTAGAATTACCCAATCATCCAAACCTTGTCTACGCTGTTAAGTTTGCGCCAGACGGCAGCGCGGTATCACTAGCAGCTGGAATTATTATGCCAGATGGCAAAGTTCACGTTGAGGTATTAGAAAGAAAGCCAATGAGCGCTGGGACTAACTGGCTTTCATCATGGCTAATAGATAGATATAAAATACCAAATAAAATAATAATTGACGGCGCGGCCGGGACACAGCTATTAGTAGAAGAGTTGGTGCGGTCAAATCCTAAGTTTAAAAAGAAGATTCTGACACCCAATGCAAGAGAGGCTGGCGCTGCATACGCCGACTTCTATACTGGCATAGAAAATCAGACAGTGACTCATTTTAACCAGCCGGGATTAACTCTTTCAATTCGGACAGTAAAAAAGAGAAGCATTGGCAAAGATGGAATGTTTGGATATGCAAGCATGAATTCAGATATTCAGTCAGATCCAACCGAGGCTGTAGCTCTGGCATACTACGGAGCAAGAAGATTCAAAAAAGATAATACTGCAGGCGTAAGTGGCCAGAGTATTATGGTATAATTAAACGCATCAATCAGGGAAGTAAGACACTCTGTTTGGTATAAGCCTCCAAGCTTTAGTAAGGCACACTTTATCGGGTGTGCCTTACTCTTTATATGGTAGAGTTTAATTATAAGTTTTTATTAAGCCAGCAAAGGATTTCTAGTGGAAACAAACCGGCATCATATTCTTCACTATAAAGAGTACTGGCTGGCCAACAAAGATAATAAAAAACTAGAACGATCGCTTGGGCTAATTGCTCTAATGGACATATACTCCCACCAAGAACTGCACAAAGCCTGCCCAGCCCCACCCCCACTTGACGTTTTTACGGCACAGAGAGTAGCTCGGCTGTACGTTCCCCATCCAAACCCACTGCAGGGCATAGATAACTTTAGATTCGCAGTAGAGGAGGCCATACGGCATCCAAAGAGCCACGATATAGAAAGACAGACCGGGATGCTTGCTATAGAAGCCGTCACTCTCCAACTTCCTTTTATTAGGGATGGACTTGTAACAGATAATAACTATTGACAATAAAGCAAGTTAATGCTATTATGTAGTTGTTATGAAAACAATAAAAACATACATAGAACAAAAATATTACATATACCAAAAAGGCGACTTCTTCCCGGTATACGAAGCCGGCGAGCTTAGAAACAAGCGAGAGTTCCACTACTACAGGATCAAACAGCTTTTAAAGGCTACCGACCTCGTTATTTGTAAAGCAGTAAACTCTACTTTTTCTCAGTAATTATTTAAAAAATCTTTTAATTCTGCCCTGACCATTTTTAGACTTTGGCCCTCTATTATTATTTTGTTCTTTTCTAGATGCCCATCTGCAATTAATAGGTTCGTATTTACCCTCATTATTTATTCTATCCAAAGTAAGCCCGGGCAGACTTTCTCCCATATCAGTTAGAAAATATTTGTAAGACTTTAACCAACGTTTGCATACTCTTATTCCTCTACCTCCATAGTGTGGATAGATAACATTATTTTTGTTATAGCAACGCTGCAGCATATTCATATAAGAAGCGTATGTGGAGGTATACTCAAATCCTCTATTATTCATGAACTCCCTTAAATAACTGTGTTTTTCGTATCTAGCCATATTGTAATGTTTCTGACAAAGTCCGTTAGCCATGTAAAGGTTATTACATCCGGTATATTCGCAAGACCTAATATTGTCTATATATTTACTCATAGATATATTTTAATAGAAAACATTTCTATAAGCAAGCTGTTCTACATACTATATAAAAATGTTCTAAAAGAACAATTCTACATACTATATAAATACATAGGGCTGATTCAAATATAACTACCCTTTTATCCACAGCTAATACACACCTGTGCATAAGAATATCTTGCCTGTAATATATCGCTCATGGTATTGTAGGGTTCAAGACTAAAAAGCTGGAGGGAAATATGTCTTACAAGGTTAACGACCAAAGAAAACAAACAATGCTACTACGCATCGGGGGTGCTGCAGAGCTAATAGACGACATGAGATTTCTGCCTTTCTATAGAAGCATCCAGATAAAACTAGAAAATATGGGCAAAGCTGACGAGTGGCAAAAAATGATTGATACAGCCAAAGAGAAAGCCATCCCTAATAAATATTTTGCGACCATATGCAAAATGGTCAAGAACGGCACGTATAAGTTTGTTCAAAAAGCCAAAGAGGTGGTCGACAGCACAGCCCTATACTTGCAGGATAAGCTCGTAAAGTTTGGTTTCGGTAAATATCAGAAGTACTGGGTACACAAATCCAACGAATTTATAAATAAAAACGGCATGGCCGGCTTTGTAGAACTACTAGAATATGCAGAACGCAAAGGCATATCGCAAAAATACTTTGCAAAAGCAATACTAAATAATAAACCACCACGCAAATACTACTCAGAGAACGTGCTGGGTAATAAAAACATATAATGAAATACTTTAGTATGTTTAGTGGAATAGGAGGATTTGAACTTGGAATACAAAATGCTTTCGAGAGGTCACGGTTACTTCAGAGGGTCAATAACGGATTACGCAAAACCTCTGACAAGCTTGGGAAGTTACCATCAGAACCACTTTGTGTTGGTTACTCAGAAATCGACAAGTACGCAATTAAAGTCTATGAAAGGCAATTCGGAAGTGAAAGCAATAATCAACCCAAAGCTACAGGACTACAAGCCAAAGACGATAGCACCAGTAGTAATAGAGATAAAGGACACATCAATTATGGAGACGCAACTAAAATCAACGCAGCAGAACTCCCCGACTTCGACCTCCTTGTTGGAGGATTCCCCTGCCAAGCTTTCAGCGTGGCTGGAAAACGAGCAGGATTTAACGACACCAGAGGCACACTCTTTTTTGACATCGCTAGGATTCTTGCAGAAAAAAGACCTAGACATCTGGTACTCGAAAACGTCAAAGGTTTACTTAGTCACGACTCTGGAAAAACTTTCCAGACAATCCTTGGGGTTCTCTCCGACTTGGGGTATCGAGTTGAGTGGCAAGTACTTAACAGCAAAAGCTTCGGAGTTCCACAGAACAGAGAGCGAGTGTTCTTTGTCGGACATCTTAGAGGAGAATGCGGAAGCAAAGTATTTCCTATCGGAAGCACAAACAGCCAAGATATTATCCAGCTTAACCAGCCCAAGCACTCCAACGACAGAGTCTACTCAGACGAAGGACTAAGCCCCACGCTCAACACTATGCAGGGGGGCAATAGGCAACCATTTGTTAAAAGACAGTTTTTGAGATATTTAGATCGCAATCAAAAGAATATAGAGGGCGACTATAGTTTTACAGTAGATGCATCACAGACTAGCGGAGTTAAAATAGACACTAGAATACGCCGCCTAACACCCCTAGAATGTGAAAGACTACAAGGATTTCCGGATAACTGGACTAAGTTTGGTGAAGATGAACATGGTATGAGGGTAGATATATCAGACTCGCAGCGCTATAAGATGGCCGGAAATGCAGTAACAGTAAATACAGTTCAGGCTGTAATTACAAAACTATTTGATGAGTGCTGATCAAGTTCCCTGTGGCGCGCACAAACTCGGCGAAGCAATACCCGGAAGTTACTTTGATTACACCTGTGATGATTGTATGATTCCCGATTCCCTTGACCCACCAGAAGCATAAGATATATACTTTAAATATTAAGCCTTAAACCTTAGTAACAAAAATTAAAATAAACGCAGAATTGGAGGATCTATTCATGCGGATCGTTATATTATCACTACTTATTAAACTTATTATGGGCAAACAAATAAAGCTGGGCCGGCTTGATCCTATTACAAACAAAGTAAACTGGGGATAAGTTTACAATTATCTTTTGCATAACCCTATACCGTTCTATATAGTTGTAAGTACTATAAACAAGATGGAGGTCTTATGGGATTATTTACAAAAGATAAAAAGCCGGCGCTTATGCTTGCTGAAGATAAGCTGGCGTACGAGCCAGTTAACTACAACAGCGTGTTAGACTGGCTCTGTGGTCTTGACACTACGGATTACTATAAAATGCTAAAGGTTGCTTCTATATACAGAAAAGCCCATCAGGATGCAGCGGACGCATTAGAAGAAACCAACCAACCAACAACATTTATTAACGAACCAATAACTAACCAGGAAGCTAAGAATATTCTTGATGAAGATGATTTAGAATCATCATTTCTTGACGAGCCAGATTTCTTAGAAGAAAAACTTGCAACATCTAGGCAAACAATTCTGGCAGAAAATAAAAGTATTAGAAAAGCCAAGTGATGAAGCCAAAGCAAATCATAGCTTTGGCTGCCATAATTATCTTAATAATAATGGCAGTTGCTATCGGTCCTGAAAAAACTAGCGGAGAAATAAACGAACAACAATGCCCGGCAAGCACAGCAGAGGGATCATACTTTGAACGCGGCATTGATAAAGACGGACGACTACTCTGTGGCTTTGCATACTACGATGAGTGTCCTTACGCGGCCGGGTACTCAGCCACTTCAATAGAGTGCCAGAAGTTTGAGCAGCAATACCAAGAACAATTTACCGACAGCAATCAAATCAAAACGGAGGTCTTAAATGTACAGATACAACAAGAAGGTAAATAAAACAACTTTAATTCTAAGTAAGATACTTACTACAATAATATATTTAGTTTTAATTGCAATCGTTCTTTTATTTCTTAGCTTACTAATAAACTTCATAATATGGGTCTGGGCTTAGTAATGGACTCCAAGAGTAAACTCTGGCGCGATGCAGCAGACAGCCTGCTATACGCGCTTGCAAAGGAAAATAAATACATTGTAAGCGATATGATGATTGTATTTTTAGAATCAGCGTCTTATGGACTAAAAGACTACTCTGCACTCGGCGGCGTATTTAAGCGAGGAGCAAAAAAAGGCGTTATTTCGCGAATAGATCATCCAACCAAGCAAGCTTTATGGCTAAGTAAAGTGTACAAGGGCAGTAGCCCAGAAACGGAGCAGTAAATGTCTACAAGAATAGTTCCACCAATCGAGTCAATGCCAGCCCCAAAACCAGTCACTCAATCCCAGCGAATCATAAATCAATTAAAAAAGGCCGGAGAAGGAGGGGTCACTAACTACTATCTCGCCCACTACAACCTTGGTTATCGCGCCCGAATAACAGAACTTCGCAAAGACGGTTACAATATTCACTGCGAGCGCCAAGTAGTAAACGGCCGATCCACTGGAGTTTTTATCTACTACCTAACTGATAAGGATGAAAAATAATTATGTTTATGCCCGGTCAAGATAAATTAATAATTATAGAAATAGCCGAGACACTTGAGCGCATTAGATACCACCTAACATACGACTCCGGCCGCAGGAAAGTAAACAAAGCCATAAGAGTCAAGTGGGGGATAATAGCAAAATGAAAACCTACACACTATTTATTCAAAGCTTTGGTGTAACCACAGGCATAAAAGTAGTACTTACACCATCCTAAGTAAAACTGTTCAACGCCATTTACGAAAGCCTAATAAAACAAAACGCGACAAATATTATTTATATAGAGGAAATTAAATAATGGAATACAAAGGCACACAACTTGGAAAATACGAAGCGGCCGGCGAGTATATTCCTAAGCACGTAATAGAAGTCGCCGATGCCCTATTTGATGCTGACATGCACACAGAGGCCCACGAAATCCTCGGCGCATCACTTGAATGGGCAAAGACACACAAATACTACGCAAGGCTTATTGGCTATGCTGCAGTGGAAGCCCCGGGGTCTAGTAATAAGTAATACGCCAGTTCGTTGGCATCGGGTTTGTGAAGTTCATGAACCCATGTAAGTCCAATAAAGCTAGGAGTGAGTCCAGTTGACTGCATGAAAGTGTAGCTGGGTAAGGATGCACGCTTACTCCTAGCACTAATTAACAATTTAGAGCGTAATAGTGAGGGTAGGCTGTAGCTGATGGAACGGTACAACGGGATAACCACCATCGCACCCAACAACCCACCCTCTCTCATGCGCTTTAGAACTGCGGATACTTCCGCCAAACTAACTAATTAAGGAGATAATGATGAGTAGTACAGACGACATAACAAAAGTAGTAAATGAGATAATAAAACTACTAGATGCTGGTCAATGGCCAAAAGCTGACAGACTTCAACTAGTACTGAACGAGTTAGTGAAAGTCGAAGTCGCAAGAATTGAAACAGGCAAATTATGACCCCCAACCCCCAAGCTAATACACTAGATGAGATAAGACGAAAAGTAGAGCAAGAAATAAACGCAGCCTCAGCGGGGGCAGATACCTCTACGATGCCTAAAAACCTGGCCATAGGAATACCAAGTTCAGATTTACAGGATTCTATAAACAGAATAATGCAATTTTTTGCCGAGTACAATTCAGCCCTCCTATCAGAAGCAAGAGCAAACGAACGCCAAGCTATGCTAGATGCTGTGCCTGAGAGAAGACCAGAAACCGCAGAGTTTCATACAGCAGATATTCAATATATTTCTTCAACTGGTAGAACCTTAGAGAACAACAAAGGCTTTAACAAAGCCATAGACGAATTTGAATCAGCTATTAAACTAAGGGGAGGTAGTAAATGAAACTTAAAAAGACACTAGACAAACACCTGAGTAAGTGGAGTGTGCTTTACTATGGTGTGCTGTACAGTTTAGCAATAATAAATATATGTCTAGTATTAGCGAATATATTATCAAACAAAGGGAGGTGATGATGAGTAAAACCCTAGAAAAAATCAGAAAATATCTCAAGCTACGTTCTGATCTAAAAACTGTAGTTAGACATATCAAATACGGCACTGCCGTTGTAGCTAACATGGAAGTCAACACCGCAAACCTTACTGCCACCAAAAATGTTTATTTTCACAACATAAACATTAACCCAGAAAATCTTATAAATATTACCGTCAACGGTATTAAGGAAAACAAGCAATGAGCAACACGATCCCTATATATACCTGTGGCTTCGCTGACCTTCCCGGCAACGATCACTGCTGGATAAACGGCCACTGTGTAGTTTGCAAGGTAATTAAAGAATTATGTTAAAAAAACAAATTGAAATAGTAAAAGACTACCCACCAAACTACGATGAGATTTGTAAAAGAATCCCGGGAGTTAAAAAGAACAAAGCAATAGTATTCACATACGGTAATATCGTATACAGCCCGATGTTTGATACTCTTGGTGACCACCTAATGGCACACGAAGAGGTACACGTTGAAAGACAAGGCGATAACCCAGCCGCATGGTGGAGACAATACCTAGATGATCCCGAGTTCCGCTTAAAAGAAGAGGTCGCTGCTTACCAAGCCCAATATCAATATCTTATAAAGTATTATGATAGAAGCTGGCGCAGAAAAATAGTGCGTTCAATCGCCGCTGACCTCTCCGGCCCTATGTATGGAAGTATAATTACCAAACAGCAAGCAATACAATTAATAAAAGAAAGCGATAAATAATTATGATGCCCCACGATCCAAAAGACGATATAGCAAACGAATGGTTTAATGAATTACTTGCAAAGCTCCGATTCGAGCAGGACTACTACATATTCCCCGGCACTCACAAGGATATGTTGGATAAAGACGGTGAGAAGGAAGGGATAGAAATTACTCGGGCCGATGTCAGGCTATATTCTACTGGTGTTCGGAAGCTTTACGATATGATTGTAGTTGGTATTGATTTACCAAAAACTGAGTACACTGATTTAGAAACAAAAGCTCAATACGACCAAATAAAAAAGCGATTCCCGGAAGCTTTTTAAGATTAAAGATGAAGCTACTAATCTACACCGCTGGCGATAACTGCGATGCCTGCCAACTAACAATCAAATGGCTTGAGGAGCGAGGTATAGAATACCAAATAGTCAACCTGAACGATTATAATAGACAATGAAGCAGGTGCGCTCCCCTTGATTGCCGATGTGGGTGTAATACATGTTAAATGCATCTTGGTTCTCGCAACCAGATAACAGCCAGCTTCCATACACTCGTGAGGTGTAAATAGGCCACACAAGCACTCTTAGTCGGGTGCTTTTGTGTATCAGCCCCAGCCCATAAAAAGTGTTATAATCTAAATAATATGTTTGAACTAAATCCAATACGTCCCAGCAGCAACCCACAGCAAGCTTCAAGGGACGGCTCTGAGATAGAATTACAATCAGACGGCTCATATATACAATGGCGATACAAAGGCTTTCGTAAATGGTTTAATCTAATATCTTTAAAAGAACTCAAAGGCAGCCCCGGCACTCAGGGCAAGCCCGGTAAGGACGGCAGCAAAGGCAGCCCCGGATCTAGAGGATCAGACGGTACTGATGGTCCGTTCGGGCCAAGAGGCCTTGCTGGTAAGGAAGGCGAGCAAGGCGAGAGAGGCCTGCCCGGTATTGAAGGCCCTGAAGGTCGTAAAATAGATCTTAGAAAATCCGATACACATATCCAGTGGAAACATACCGGTGATTCATTATGGATAGATCTCTTTCCGCTCGATCAGCTAAAAGGCCCACAGGGAGTCAGAGGCAAGGATGGTCCTGAAGGCCCTCAAGGTGACGATGGCCCTCGAGGTATAAAAGGCGAGGACGGTGACCGAGGCGGCGGCGGTCCTCAAGGAAGCCCCGGC